CATCACGAGAGGGACGCGGCGGCGCGGCCATTGTCGCGGCTACAGCGGCAGCTAAGCCAATGCCGCTAAGTCCGATCAGGTGTCTACGCATTGCAATTTCTCCTTTTGTCGTGAGCATTCGGCCCATTAACGAACATTCAGAGCGCCATATAACAATACGGCGGCAAACGACAGGGCGAGAACGATCTCAATTTGCGTCATGTTCGGTCACCGTTCTTATGGGTGAGTTCGATAAGGTTGGCGGTGCTGCCTTCGATGTGATTCCACTCAAGGCCGTTCGGGTGATAGATCGCGCCGTGCTGGTCGATGAAACAACCGGGCGTCCTTTCTTCCATCGGACCGCAATCGTCGCCGCGTCCATTGCGATAGGTTTCCCCTTCCTCGATCTGGAACGCGACTTGGCCCTTGCCTTCACAGGCAGGGCATTTGACCTGCCTGTATTCGGGTTCCGTCGCCGCTGAGTGTGCAGGCAAGGGGCCTTCATCCCATTCGCCAGCGCCGTCACAGGTCTGGCACTTGACTAGGCGCGGCTTCATTTGAGCGTCTCCAATCTTTCCCTGTTGCATGATGACCGCGAATTACGTGTGATCGACGCGGACGACCCTGACCGGGACGACCTTCCAGCCATCACCCTCGGCCTCTGTTCGGATGTCCCTGCATTCACAGGCGATATCCATTTCGGAGTAAACTTCGACTCGATCCCCAAAACCCTCGTCGGGGTGCCAGAGCGCCCATGCGCCTGTTTCCATTTCAGTCATTCTGCGGCCTCCTGTTTCGTCGCAATCATCTCAAGGGCTGCTCGCCCGATGTATTCGGAATAGGCTGGTGGGATTGCTTCGCTGAGTTCGGCAAGCGTCATCCAGTCAATACCGAGGGCTTCAGAAGCGGCGGCCTTGTGTCCACCCTCCCAAATATCCTTGGTGCAGCGACCGCCGGCAGATGCAGCCCGACGCCGAGCATGGCCGCCGTAAACCCCGATGACCGGACGCGCGTCGTGGGAGCATTTAGGCTGGATCAGCGGGAAACTTGTTTCAAAAAGGCGATGGCGTTGAAGCCGACAACCCTGAGAGCCAAGCCCAAACATTGATCCGCACAGGGTAACGGGGTCGCGCATGGCCCATCCCGCTTCCTCGACATTCTCGATGCACCACGGGACGCCAGCATCGATCAAAAGGCGGCGAACCTCGTCAATCAGTTGAAGGGCACCTTTGGTCCCAGGCGCATGCCGCAGCGCGGTGTAGCCTTGGCATGGCGGCGATGCCCATACAAAATCGAAGCGGCGTATAAACTCATTTTGGAGGGTGAGGGCGTCGCCAAGGTAAAAGGCGAACGGATATCGAGGCCGATCTTTTATGTCTACACCGACCACATCAAAGCCGGCCCGCGCCAAACCCATGCCAGCGCCGCCGGCACAACAGAATAGATCGAGGGCTTTTGGTCGCTTCACGGGCGGTTCCTATGTTTGGTCATTGGCAGTATCTAGGCTTCGCCGATCTCGGTCTGCGGATTGGCCTCAAGCCAGGCATCGACTGCCGGCCGAAACCGCTTGCCCTTCCACATGGCGACGTTGATTTCAGTCGCGCGGTCCTTGTCGAGTTCGGCAATAATCGCGTCGGCCTTGTCGCCAAATCGCTCACGGATTTCATCGTCATGGATCAGCATCTCGGTTCGCCGTTTCTTGCCGCCTTTGGCTTCGTTGCCCTGGGTCATCCGTGCAAGTCCTTGATTTGTTTCGTTGTAACCGACGGAATCAAAGCGCATATACCTATAAATATCAACGCTTTAGCTTTGTAACGTTCGGGTTGTTACTAGTTACACGTTCCCCGCCCGTTCTATCGAGGAAATGGACCGCCGCCATCGCCATGTCGCCTTGATCGGCCAGTCGCGAATAGCGCGCCACCATCGCCGGGCTCATGCCGTACACGTTGGCGATTTGCAGGTCGCTGAGGCCACGTTTGCGAGCGCGGACAACAGCCGTCGCCCGAAGGCCGTGCAACACGCTACCGGCCTCCTTGAGCGGTGCCAGATCGGCATTTCCGTCTCGCTCCTGGGTCCAGCGCACCGACAATTCAGGCCGCGAATAGGGCTTGCCATTCGCCTTCAAGATGAACGGGCCGGGGCGCCGCTCCCATGACGCCAGCGTGTCTTCAAATTCCGGGCAGATGAACGGCACCCAAAGCCGCTTGCCGGTCTTCTTCTGCATGACGTTGATGCCGCGCCGATAGATGCCGGTCGTCGGGCAAAGCCGTTCTTCGATGTCGTTCGGGTTCATGCGCACGGTGTCAGAGCCGCGCTGCCCGGTGTTGACGGCGAGCGTCACGGCCCGGCTGAGTCCGGCGCGTGCGTGCGTCTCGGCCAGCTCGATATGAGCGTCTGGCCAAGGCTCGTGCCCGCCGTCGCTGCCAACTGTCGAGGTCCCCGTCATGAACGGCACCGGGACCAGATCGCGGACCACGGCAAATTTTTCCAAAGCCTTGAGCGCGGTGCGCGCCACTTCCTGCTTTCCGGGGTAATGCGCCAAGCCGTCAAGGAACGCTTGGATCAGCGACGGGCGGATGACCTGCACAGAGCAACCGCCAAGGCCGCCTTCTTCTTCGGCTAAGCGCAGCTCGCGTTCCCACTTTTCCCGCGTGGAGGGCGCATATTTCTGCGTCTCCATCCACGTCAGGAACTGACGGATAACGTGAGCGAAAATCCCTGGGACGATCCTACCCATGCGCGGCCTTACGGGTTGCATTGTACACCTTTTGCCGGAGGTCCTGTTCCGGCACTATACCAACGTCGCCACGCATCCGTCCCTCGACCTCGGCCCATTCCCACATGCGTTTTCCGCCCCGGACCTTGGCCGGCGGCAGGATGTCCTGCCTCACCCAAGCGTCGAGCGTCGTGTCGCTGATGCAAAGGTGCGCGCACAGCGTCGGCGCGTCTTGCCACGGTGGAGGGTAGGGGAGGTTTTTCATCTGTTCAGTCTCACCATATTACGGCGAATTGCGCGGCGCGGCGTCTATCTCAACTGTGCTGTCATGGATTTTGATTCCGACGCTGCGCATTTTGGGGTGCGCCGGGTCCGCCGTTGAGATAAACGGGAGCCAGCCGAACCAGCGATTCAGCCAGTCCAACGACTTGAACATTCTCTCTGTGCTTTCATAGTCGCGCGCCGTCAGCATATTTGCGCCGCACTGAGGGCATGGCGTGCCAATCAAATCCCGGCACCAAACGACCGTTCCCGGCAAATCATAACCGCAAGCATCGCAATGCAGGTTGCCGGCTTCGTTCCGGTCAAAGTGTACAAGCTTTCGCTTCATGTGCGTTACCCGACAGTGTGAGGACATGAGAGATATGCTCACGCCGCCGCTTCGGCAGCGAGTAGCGCCAGCCGCATAGATTCAATGTCAGAGCGGGCCAAGGTCGTTTGCGATCCGCCGCAGACTTCGCACCAATCGGGATCGTGGCCGTTCTCGCCAAATCCATGATGGTAGCCGCGCCCTTCACAACGGTTGCACAGAGCCATTTCGTTGCAGGACTCGGTGAATGCCTTGAATGCCGCTTGCACTTGTTTGTCTGTAATCATCTCAGACCCCTAATGGCTTATGTCCGCTGCTCACGCATGAAAGCGTCGTAGCTGATCCCGAAAATCGTGTAGATACCGAACGCCAGGAGAAGGCCACCTGCGCCGCCGAGTAGGTAGCTCCCGACGCAGATTGAAACGAAACCGACACCGAGCCAGCTAAGAATGATTATTGCCTTGAGCGTCGTCATGTAGTTTGGCCTCCATACTGGCTGTTAATGACGCTCTTGCAGAATTACGATTGTGCCGATTGCAGAGGCAATCCAAGATACGACTGCGATCCACCAAACCTTTTCGGCGCCAACGGCGAACAGGCTTTGCGTCTGAATGCCCATCGCTTTCTCAGCGCAGTCAAAAGCGACGATTAGGCAGGCTAGGGCGGCGACGTATTTGATCATGGTGTTTCCATTTCGGGCGTATCTGCGAATTACGAAAATTTCGGTTGAACAGGGCACCGATGGTTCATGCAGCAGTAGCCCTCGATCTGGTGGACGACGCGGCCACACTCTCCGCAGACCGCAACGGCCTTATTGCCCGGCAAATCGTGCGGGCTGTCTGGCGGTAGTTTCGGAATAATCGGAAGGCTGTCAGTCATTTTCGTTCCCATATCAGTCGTGTCCGATTACGCCGGCGCGCGATCCTTCGCGGCTTCGACTTTGTGAACGAGGTCGAGGCGTTGTTTGAGATCCCGCTGCATTTTTAGCGGCACCGCTTTCCATGCTTCGACGAGGTCGATCATGCCGAGCTTTGCCGCGGCGGCGAGCGCGTCGTCGTGCGGGCGCAACGGACTATCAGCGTCGGGCTGCGGTGGAATGGTGGCCGACCCGTCCTCGGGGGGACTTAAGGACGGATCGGCCTGGCGCGCTGCGGTCCCCGTGGGGACGGACGGCCGCGGCGAACTGGTTTCGGTCCCTTTCGCCCAACGCGCGAACGCGGCGCCCATCTTCTCGGATAGCGGCGCGCCTTCGTCGATGTAGGGCTTGAGGTAATTCGGCAACTTGATGATGAAGTCCTCGCCGATCTTCTCGGAATGCCAGACCGGCACACCGTCGGCGCGCGGCGGCAGGATGCAAGTGAGATCGAGCGTGTGGACGATTTCGAGCGGCGCCACCGGCTGCCAGCCGATGTTCACCACCGCCTTGCGGCCGTTCACCATGTCCTGCTTCGTCTTTTCGCGAGCGCGGAACGTGAAGATCAGCGGCACCTTGATCTTGAGGATGCCGGAAATGAGCTTCTTGCGAGCCGCCTTCGGCTTCGCCCATGCCGCCCATTCGTTGTTGCCCATCTTCGGCACCATTTCGTCGTGCCATTCGAGATAGGCTTCATGCTCGTCCGACATGGAATCGACGATGATGGCGGCCGGCGCGCTTGCGAGCTGCGCCTGGATGGCGGCGAGGAAGTCGTCAGACCGGCCGGCTGGCAGTTCAACGATGTTGAACGGGATCAGGTCGTTGTACTTGCGCGATCGGCCACCCTCGGTGTCGATCACCACAATGTCGCCGCCGCGTACCGACTGAATGCCCTTGGCGAGTTTGAGCGCCGATAGCGTCTTGCCGCCACCGGGCGGCCCGATCATGCCGAGCAGCAGCGGTTCCTCGGAGCGGGTGGCGGGCTTGGCTTCAAATCGTGCGTTCATGTCATCCTGCCATAATTACTTTTGGATTGAACTTCGGCGGGCGCGGCCGTTCTTCGGCGGCTTCGATCTCGCGCGCGAGCCACTGATTTTCCTTGAAGCCGGGGAAGTCGGGCGTCACGGCGAACGGCGGGTAGCCCGGCCATTGCTTCGTCGCCATGCAGTGCTCCCAGACATTGACAGCGTGCTGCAATTGCTTGCGGCCCATCGTTAGCCAGTGCTCGGTCATCACCATCACGTTGAGGGCGTGCGGCGAATCCTGCTCCTGCGCGATGAACCGGAACTTGCGGCGGCCGGCGCCTTCCGGGTCGAGCACGTCCAGCCCGCGCTCGATCATGGCCGCCTGAATATGCCAGCCGCCGTCGGCAGCTCGGCCACCGAGAACGTGCGGCGCAACCGACATGCCAGTGGTCTTGTAGTCGTCGACCGTGCGCAGATCGTCATGCAGCCAATCGACCAGGCAGCGGAACCACAGCTTGCCCTCCTGCCAGATCAGGGCGACTTCGCCGGCGCCGTTCGTGAAGCAATTGGCTTCCTCGTGGCCCTCGAATTGTTTGCGGGCGCTCGTGACGATGGCAGCCGCGGCGTCGCGGTGCTTGGCGAGGATCGCCAGCCGGCCGGCAGTCTCGGCGTCGGCGCGAGCGGCTTTTGCCTTGTCCGAACGCCACGAGTCGGCGTCGACCACGACCAGCGATTTGCCGCGGCCGATCATCAGCGCGTGCGCGGCATCGCCGATCACCTTGGCCTTGACGTATTTCTCGGCCGCGTCGTCGTCGGGCACGTCCTGCACGGTCAGGCGAGGGTGAGCGATGGCGGCGTGCAGCGGCGATCGGTCGATCAGAATTTTTGCGAGCGATTGCGACAGCGACGGCTCGGGCGCCGGGTCGTTGTGGTACGCGATCACGTCGCATTCGCGGTGGATGCCGGCGCCGTTCATGCTGCCACCATTGCTTGATCGTGCCGGTCAATGACGGCGATCATGTCTCGGTACAGCGCCAAGAGCCGGCGGTATTGGCTCTTGCGCGGGCATTCGCGTTGCAGCCGCGCCATTGCGCCTTCGATGCGCTCAACGCGGGCCACGTAGTTGTCTCGCTGGGAAATGATGACGGATTTGAGCATCGGATAACCCCTGTGACTGCGAATTAGGCCGCAAGTGCTGGCGGAAAGTTCTTGTATTCGACGCCATCGACTAAGCAGCCCGCATCCTTGCCGCGAAAGCCGCCGTTCTGCTTGTGATGGAACGTGACGCCATTGCGAGCGCACTGATCGCGCAAAGATCGAACGGCGGCCATGTCGAGAGGCCGGAAGCCGGGACCGCTTTCTCCGCCTGTGATGATCCAATCCGGCTTCGCATCGCCTATGTTGATCGGCCCCAGCAGCGGCTCTGCGGAAACGCCGTGCCAGACGGCAGGCGTGGCAGCGAGCTTGTGATAGTCGCGGTCCCAAACTTCCTGATTTTCGAGCGTGGACATGAGGCCAGCGTTCGGATAGCCCGCGCCCCAATCCGCCGGAAGCATCTTCTTGGCGTTGCCGATCCGCTTGGTCAGCAAAATCCAGCGCAGATTCGGCGTGTCGCGCAAAAGCTGCCAGAGGTCGTCGCGCCACGACTGTTCAACTTCATTGTCAAACACGTCTGCCAGCGAGGCGCAGAACACGCGCGGACGATAGCCGGTGATTGCGGCCTTCTTGTTCCACTTGATCGGCTCGCCCCAGGTTTTGGTCCGGCGGCGCGGGACGCCAGTGCCCCATCCGTCAACCCACTTGCGGCGCTCGTTATCGCGCGCGGCATAGCAGCGATCACAGGCGGGCGAGACGCGAGTGCAGCCAATCCACGGATTGAAGGTCGCGTCGGTCCAGCTAATTTCAGACTGTTCAGCCATCGTCGGCTCCTTAATGCGTGTTATGCGCGAATTTTGGCGGCTATCTCGACGCCCTGATAAATCGACCGCGCGTAAGGCTCGGCGTCATGTGCCGCCGCGATCTGCGCAGCGCGTTCGCGCTCGTCTTGGATAGCGGCCTGTAGTTTCTCGATATGGTTCGCTAGCGCGTTGAGCGCGTGCGGGCGTCCGTAGATCGCGAGGTCATAACCCGGCGCATGGCCTTCGGCGCGAGCGCGGAGCCATTTAACGATGCCTGTCATGTCATCGGGAAGGTGCTTGTCGGCCATCGCCTGCCCCCTATGTTCGGTCATCTGGCGTTACTGAACTTCGTCGAAAACTTCTTCAACGTGACCGCCTAGTGGCACATCCATGCGCATCGCTTTGGCTGCGGCTTCTTGAAAGGTTTTGCTTTTCGTCCCCCACAAGGCGCGCCCGTCGCGGTGGATGTAAACGTAAGCAACCGGCTCGCTGTTGCTAACTTCGACCATTTTTGTTGCTCCCATATCAGCCATGTCGGATTACAAACCGAAGCGGCGCGTCGGCAGCGGCTTGCGCGCGCGGTAGTGGTGAACGGCAAGCCCAAGCGCGAGTGACAATGCGATAGCGGCGAGCGCGGTCATTGCAGCACCGCAATTCGCGCGGATGGATTGACCACGACGGCGCCGGCGATGCTCCGAACGTGAATGCGGGAAAGACCGCGGCCGGAATTGTAATCGCGCAGGCGAGCCTCGCTTGGGCTGACAATTTCCTCGATTAGCGCAACGTGATGCCGCCAGACCACGGCCATGCCTGGCGCGGCGTGCGCGCGTTGAAATTTGCGAGCCCAATTCCATGCAAGGTCGAGGCTCGTGTCCTCAATGCCAAGATATTTGCGCAGGCCGCACCCGCAGTAGGCGCGCGGACAGCCGGCCGGCCGGCCGCCAAGAACGACAGTGTTGCCGCTGGCGTCGACCGTAGCGCGGGTCACAGTGCGGTGTTTTGTGGCCACCGGCACGGCCTGCCAATCCGAGCAGCCCCGCTGATCGCAAGTGACGACCGCCTCGGCTGGCGCACTGTGCGCTACGCCTGAGAACAGCACGATCAGGCCGGCGGTCGCGGCGGCGGCAAGGATCAGGTCACGGATGACCTTGCGCTCGGCGGCGCGGATCGTTTCGCCGATCCATGCGGGGCGGGGCGGGCTCAAGCCGACACCGTTTGCGGGATGAGGACATAGCCGACCGACTCCCAGCCGGTCTCGATGCGCTCGGGGTTGGTGAACTCGGCGTTGCCGTCGGTGCGCTCGGCAAAATCCATTTGCCGGGTGATCGCAGCCTGCACAACGTCGCGCGTGGCACCCGTGATGCGGTAGGCGGTGCGGCCCGGTACCCGTGGGTCCTTTTCCCACTCGACCTGCGCTGTGGCGCGCCGGACGGCTTCCTGGCCGCGAAACATATCGTTGATGGCGTCGGCGAGTTGCTGCATCGGTCCCCTCCAAATCGGTAGGGGACAGTTGCATAATACGCAACCATGGTCAATTCTAAAGTTGCGTACTATGCAACGCCAATCGGGCTATTTACGAGCGCGCCGATTTTTTCGGTGGAAAAGCCGCCTCGAGTGTGGCCTTCATCCGCTCCCGTTCTTCGGCCGATCGGCCTTCGAACATCCGGCGCATCCAATCGTCTGCCGGATCGCGGAAAAGCCAGCTCGGTTCTTCGAGTTCCAAGAAATCAGCGATTTTATTGAGGTTTTCTTCTGTCGGTAGCTGGCCGCTGAACCATCGGGAGACCGTGCTTTTGTCGGCCAGTCCCTCTTTTGCAAAGTCGGCTTGCTTTTTACCGCGTAAATCGGCCCACAGGTCCAGGTAGTGGACGCGCTGCGGCGTTTTTCCCTTGTGGATACTGGCGACTTTGCGTTGCGGCATACGCAAGGGTATCCCAATCGGGGCTGAATCGTCGTTAGCGCGCCGCGCACCCGCTCCGTTGACAGTAGTTGCGTTATATGCAACTGATTTTGGATGCACAGCGCAATCCGAAGCTACCGAACTACCCATAGCTTGAGCCTTGAACAGTTTGGCGCGCTGTTTGGCGTGCACAAATCGACCGCGCTTCGCTGGGAAGAAAACCAGGTTCCCGCAGAACGAGTCGCGGAAATCGAGGAGCGCACCGGCATCCCCCGTCACAGTCTGCGACCCGACTTGTGGGCCGTCCCGTCCGAACTGCTTCAGTCGACGAGAGGGTAGCGCATGCGCTGTCCGCGGAAATTGCAAAATCATTACGCCGTACCACTGTCGCGCGACCGCAAAGGTCCGCGCATGGAACACTCAACCACAGATGGCGCGTGTAAAACATTAATAAACGTCCATACGAAAATAAATCTCGGCCACGGAACAAAGGGCCGGAAGGTAACAGCGTCTTTTGTGTCGAGTAATGGGGCTGTGTCATGCGTCAATCATCTGTCGCCGCGATCCCGCGCGCCATCGAAACCGTCCGACCAATCGAGTTGGCTACCGACCAAATGGTCGAGAACGTCCTTGCCGAAGTCGCAAAGACCCTCTGGCCAAAGAACACTGCACCTTTTCTTGCCGCAGAGATCGGCTGCGAGGTTCGTTCCGTTGAACGGTATCTCGAAGGCAGCCGCGCATGGTCCGGCGATGCCATTGCAGCGATCGTCGCTGAGATCATGCGGCGCCACCATATGCGCAATTTCAGAGTGACGAAGAAGACCTGATTTTACTGGTGTTTTGTAGCGTACACGAGTCCGAGCCAACGGGGGTTGGCGTTATTTTTCCCGCAGGGGGGTACGCGCATGACCGCAGCAGGTCACAACGGCCAACTCAAATCTATCGTCGAGCGCATCGAGAAGCTGGAAGCCGAAAAGAAGGCGACCGCGGAGGACATCCGCGACGTGTACGCCGAAGCAAAGGGCAATGGCTTCGACGCCAAGGCGCTGCGCAAGATCGTGCAGATGCGCAAGCAGGACGCCGACGAGCGCCGCGAGCAGGAACAGATCCTCGAAACCTACATGCACGCGCTCGGCATGCTTGTCGGCACTCCGCTCGGTGATGCAGCAGTCGAGCGCGCGACACGCTGATGCGCTGGACCGAGGATCAGCTTGCTGACCACTTGAAGCGCACCGGCGTTCCCGCGCCGGCGCAGCATGTCGACGTGAGCGATCCGCCGTTCAAGCCGATGGCGCGCGGCAAGATGCCTGAGCAGGGCATGAACAAGACCGAAGCGGCTTATGCGCAGCACTTGGAAGCGCGCAAGCTAGCCGGTGAAGTCCTTTGGTATCGCTACGAGGCGATCAAGGTGCGCCTCGCCGATGGCGCTTATTACACGCCAGACTTCGCGGTGCTGACGAGCGACTGCATGCTCGAATGCCACGAAACCAAGGGCTTCTGGCGCGAAGCGGCGCGCGTGCGCATTAAGGTTGCGGCCGAGGCTTACCCGTTCAAATTCATCGCCATCAAGCGCGTCAATGGCGGCTGGGAACGGGAGGCGTTCTAATGCTCGTCGCCGGCGCCAAATCCCACGTCGTTTCGCACCAGTGGATTCGCGAGGCGGCCGAGCATTATGTCGAGCCCGAATGGTGCTCGCGGCGGCTCTTCGAGGTCGAGCATTTCACCGGAACGATTCAGGATCCGTCTTGCGGCTTCGGGCGCGTCGTTGAAGCCGCGCGGGCCGCTGGCCACGCCGTTTTCGGAACGGACCTAGTCGATCGCGGCTTTGACGGCATGCTGCCGCCGTCCGACTTTTTCGAGCAGCGCACCAAAGTCGAGAACATCGTCAGCAACCCGCCGTTCAAGCTCTTCAAGCGGTATGCCCTGCACGCGCTGTCCCTGACATCGGGGAAGGTGGCGCTGATCTGGCTGACCCGCACCCTAGCGGCCGCGCGATGGCTCGAAGAGACGCCGCTGGCCGCGGTCTATTACCTCACGCCGCGGCCGTCGATGCCGCCTGGGCACGTCATTGCGGCCGGCCAGAAGCCCGGCGGCGGCAAGCAGGATTTCTGCTGGCTGGTTTTCGACCACGCACACACAGGCGCGCCGGTCATGAAGTGGCTGCGGCGCGACGGAGGTGCCGCGTGATCGATATTTCAATTCTACGAGCGATGGTCGCGGCCGGTGCTCCGGTCGAAGCCATTCTTGCCGCAGTCGAGGCCGATCAGAAGGCCGAGGGCGAGCGAGTGCAGGCACGTAGGGAGAAGGACGCGGCGCGTAAACGTCGCCAGCGTCACGCGGACGCACCGTCTGTCACGCGGACACCACGGGACACGCAAGTGTCTCTTACTTCCTTACTTCCTTCTGAAAATACAGAACAGAAGCAAGAAGTTATCAAGAAAGTAAGAGCCCGTTCGGCTGCAAAAACAGCAATCCCGGACGAATGGAAGCCAAACGCGGCGCACTACGCGAAGGCCCAAGCACAAAACCAATCAGCCCGCTTCGTCGACCAGAAAGCCGACGACATGCGCAACTGGGCCAAGTCGAAGGCCATCACGCGCGCGGACTGGGACGCGACATTTCACGGATTTCTAAAACCAGGAGAACGAACGAATGGCCCACGACCTAACGGTGGCAACCGTCAGTCCGGTGCCGATGCTTTCCTCGCCGGACTTGCGTCGGTTGCGGCGGATATCGGTGGGGACGGCGACATGGCCGGGGCAACCCACGAGGAAATACCTCGCGGGCGGTTTAATTTTGACGGCTGACGACCGCGCCGCGGCTGAGCAGCAAATCGCGCTGTTGAGTGCGGCAGTGACGGCCGGAATCGGCCGCGAGGCGCGCCAAGGCCATTTTGGCGTGATCGCCAATTTCCTGTTGGCCTATCCGGTTGCGAATGCGTCGGCGGAATCAGGCAAGGCGCGCGGGCAGGCGTACCAGCAAGCGCTCGACGACATTCCAGCCTGGGCCATCGCTGAGGCTGCGCGCCGCTGGAATCGAGGCGAGGCGGGCGAGGGCCACGATTACAAATGGGCGCCGGCACCGGCGGTGCTGCGCGACGTGTGCAAGGCCAGCCTTAAACCTTTGAACGACGCGATCGACGACCTGCGCGCGCTGCTCGACGCCATGACCATCGACCAGGCCATGGATCCCGCGCCGCTGCCGAAAACCGCCGTGACCGCGCTGCGGAGTGTCGCGTGAGGGCGCAGGGAGAATATCAGCGCGTGAAATCCGGTTTCGCCGAGCTGCTCGACTATCTGCGTCAGACCGAACCGCAGCCGACGGCCGACGACGTGATCGAAAAATATGGCATCTCGCGCGAGGCGTGGGACGCGATACCGGACGCACCAGCAAAGCAAGACGGGGCCACGCCATGACGCAATACGGACTGACCACCGGCCAATATCTGCAAGCCCGGCGCATCAAGACGCACCGGCCCGGCGCCACGGTGAAATACATCGCGCACCACGTCGGCGCCACCGAACGGCAGATACGTGACGCGCTCGATCTCAAGGCGGCTGAACGGCCAGCGAACGTGCCGCGCGCCAAAAAGGCCATGAAGCGCACGCGGCCGGGCTTGAAGGTTTCCGGCTATCAACGCTGCGGCCATCGCAAGGCGGCGGGCATTCCCGAAATTCCGCGCATGGTCGTACCGCATGACGTGCTCGCCGATCGTGAGCGCAGGTTGTCCACCGCGCCGGCATCCTTGACCGCGGCTGCATTCGGCGATCCGCCGCCGGGCTATTCCGCCCTCGACAAGCGGCAGGGCTGAATGGACGAGCGCCGCATAGCCGTGGTCAGCGATTACGATGGTTTGATCGCGGCATTTCGCGCGCGCGCCGATGAGTTGAAGGTGACGCGGGAAACGCTGGATTCGGTGACGGGCCTACAATCGGGATATGCTGGGAAGCTGCTGGCGCCGGTGCCGATGAAATCACTCGGCCGCGTCAGCCTGGGGCCGATGCTGCAAGCCATGGGATTGGCGATTGTGCTGGTCGAAGATCCCGACGCGCTGCGCCGCTTCGCAGTCCAACACGCCGAACGAAAAAAGGTTCCTCGAAGCGTCGGCACGAATGAGATCATCACCATCAAGATTAGCCGCAGAAGACTTAGACAACTTGCGCGCAAAGGAGGCCTAAAACGCGCCTCGAAAATGACAGCTAGAGAGCGCCATAGGTCAGCGAAGCGCGCGATCAAATCCCGGTGGCGGAAACTACGCAAGCAGCAGATTCGCAGAACGGCCCCAGCCGTGGCTCCCGATGGCCCCAAGGTTTGAGCCATATCATCTGGCGTGGCTTGCGAAGCACCCTGAGAGATCAGCGGATTGGCTCGCGGAACGATTGGCAGATGGCTTCCACGTCCACCATTTAGACGGTGACCACTCGAATGATGAGGCGGGTAATTTGGTACTGATTGAAGGAACGGACCACCTGAGAATGCACGGCAGATCGGACGCGCGTCGTTTAACTGCCGAAGACGGCCGGCGCGGCGGGAAAAAACGCCTCATTTCCATGACGCCTAAACAGCGGTCCAAATCAGCTCGCAAGGCGGCGCTGGCGCTGCATCGAAAGCGGCGCCGTATCGCCCGCCGGGCTCGCACTATTCGTCCTCCGGCAACCCATGTTCCAGATACATGCGAATAAGTTTTGCCACGGTTTCCGGCACGTCTTGGCCGGCGGCGATCCGCTGCACTTGGCGCACCGATAGGCCCAATGCTTCGGCGGTCGCCTTGCTGGCCGGAGTGAGCCTTAACTTTTTGAGTGCGGCGAGGTATTGATTGTTCGTCATCGTGTTGCCTCTCGTGTCCTTGCGGGCGGGGGAAGTCGGCGCGATGGCACGGGGGCCGGCCGGCAAGCTGGCCCCCACAAGCCTATCAAATTCCGCCCCGAAATCTTCGACATCCTGGCCGCCGTTCTGGCGCATGACCGCGATCGTGTTTTGCGCGTCGGCGAGTTCGCGGCGGAAATAGTCGAGATCCGCGGCAAGTCTGTTTTCGGCGGTATCCTCAATCTGGCGCGGCTTTGCGTTCCAGCCGGCGGCCGGTTTCCCAACGGGCAGGCCTTTATTGCGGCGGTCCATCGCGGATTGCTTGCCCGTGGCCATTGCGTCTTGAAAGTCATATGTGGCGCTCATTTCTCAATTCCTTGCGGTGTTAGGGAAGGCGGGGCAGCGCGGCAACGCCGCCCCGGTTCCGGGCTAGTCCATGAACATTTCGATCAGGTCCATCTGTGCGGCATCGTCGCTGAATAGCCCGACATCGCACGGCGCCTGGGGCTTGGCCGGGCGCAACGGCGCCGCGGCTTTGAGTTTGGCGAGATCGGCCGCGCGCGCTTCGGTTTGCGGCATGTCGAATTGGCCGGGAATGGTGCTGCGCATTACCGCACCCGTTCCCGATCGATTCCCCAAGGTGCCGCGTCATAGTCGGGAAGGCATCGAATTGCCTCGGCGCGGATCGCCTCAATAATGCGATGCGCAATCGTCGTCGGGTAGTCGTCAGTCTCGCAAGCCTGATAGTCAAAACAGTCGCAATTCTTAATAATCCAGACCATCTTTTTGGCGTGCGCCATTTGCAGGAAGGGCTCGAAATACCGGAACCGATAGCTAATCGCTTCCTCGCCAATCTTGCCCGGCGCGTCTGTTGGCGTGCAGTCGGGATACCGATGACAGACAGATCGCTCATTCTCGGCGAGCAAAACTTGCCCGATAGCGGTCCAGTCGAATAGATCGGCGCGACTAGGCTGGATGAAATAGCCAAGGCGGTCTTTCATTCGCTTGTCTTTCGCAAACGATAGCAGCGCGTCGATATGGTCGTGAGAGACGATGAAAGCTGACATTGTGCAGTTCCTTGCGGTTAAGCCCTCGGCAAAGGGCGGGGAATTAGCGGCAGGTGTCGACGTAGCCGGTGAAGATCGAATTGCACATTTTGCCGTAGGGATAGGCATTGGCCTTTTCCCAGGCGTTCACGTTCACGGACGCGACGAACAGCGCCACGGTGCAAACCAGAAGCGAGGTGACTACGATTAGGGTTTTCATTTGCTTTGATCCTTGCGGTTATGAGAGGCGGCAATCTCTCGACAATCCCGAACGTATAAGACGGTTTGGCATATGTCAATACGTCATATCAAATTATTTTCAAATAAATCGCGGTGCGTTGCTGAATGCGTGAAATAGCCCGTATTTATTAGGGTTATGGCATTATCCACAAGGCCGAAGCTTGGCAAATTAAAGCTCTACAGCTCGAGGCAAAAGCAGCGTCGGCATGCCTCGCCGCGGCAAATCGTGGCCTTGCGCCTAAACGACTTTGCCATCCTGTTCCGCTCGAGGTACGGCATCGCCTTGCCGGATGATGACGCCGGCCGGGACGATCTCGAGCCCGTCATTCACCATCTGGCCTCAATGCCGCAGGCATCGAAGCGGATAGGCTTTTGGCTCGAGATATGGGCGCCATGGCTTACATTGACCGAGCAGCGCAGCATTATCAGCGACGGCATTGCCAATGCTCGAGCGTGGTCCGCCGATCAACTGGCCTGGCGCTATCGGGTGACGGCCGCCGAGCGCACCGGCCTGGGATTGACCACGATCGGCGCCATTGACCAAGGCAAGGCAGCGCGCACTAAAGCCCGCAAGCAACGGGCCCGGCATCGCATGGCCAAGGCCAGACACAACGCGGGCTCATTGCCCCGCCAGCAATACGAACAGGCCAGCAAATCCCAGCGGCGGCCATGGCTCGAGCAAGGCATAAGCCGGCGGACATGGTATCGGCGCCAGCGTGGCACAGGTCCGTGCGCACCATAAGTCTCTATATGCTGCGAACGCACTTGTGCCAAAATATGCGACGCCACGGCATACCGTCTACGCCACCACGTCATAAGCACTATGCCAGATTGACGCATTGAACGGGCAGCGAAAGACACCATCGAAAGTCCGCTTGCCAGCCTCTCAGCCACGCATGGACGACGAATAATCTTACGGTCATGCCGAGTTATTTTACGGTGACACAGAGCCAAACATATGAACCAGCGCAAAGGGCCAGCAGGTCAAGGAAGGCATGCGGGAAAGAGCGGATTGGTGGAACACATGCGGTAACCTGAATATGAGTGCGGTGCAGCATAGGCGCAAACACTCTCAGCCAAAGCGTTATAGCTCGAACAGATGCCAATCATATCAATAGCTTAGACCACAATTCGCATTCATGAGTGATGAACGGTCGAACTCCTGGCATCTCGATCGGCAGCAAATACGCACGTTTCGACGCAAAAGACCGGGGCGGGGAGCCGGCTACCCCCCGAAATTCCCACCCATGCAGAAAAATGGCTATCCCCTTCCTTTCGCGGCCCTTTTTTAAACGTCTCGGGTATTCTGTCCTATAGTCGGGGCCTCTGAAAATTCCGGGCCGGGTTTTTGGAATTCGGCTGGTGCGTTGCTGTTGAAGCTAACGGCGTTACGAATTGCAGCATGACGGACGTGATCCCGCTTTTGCCGCCGCTTTCCGATCTTCCTGAGCCTGTTCAGGCTTTGCGCACCGAGCGCGAGCGGGCGTTCGTGTGGCACTACATGCTCAACGGGGCGAACGGGTCGAAGGCTGCGAAGGCGGCCGGGTATTCGGACGTGAAGGAAGGCGCCAAGGTCCGGGCGCATGGCCTGTTGCAGCGCGCCGAAATTCAGGAGGCGCTGCGCGCCCTGTGCACGAAGTATCTGTTCTCGCTGGCGCCCAAGGCGCTGTTCCGGCTTTCGACGTTGCTGGGCAGCGAAAACGAGCGGGTGGCGCTCAAGGCGGTCGACATGACGCTGGCGCGCACCGGATTTGCGGAGCGCACGGCGCTGGACGTGAATGTCGGCGGTCAGGTGACGATCAATCACAAGGACGCCGCGGTCGAGGATTTGCGGCGGCTCAAGACCCTGGGCGTGCCGCGCGCCGAGTTGGAGCGCACCTTCGGGTTCTCTGGCCTCAGCCGGTACGAGAAGCTGCTCGAACTTGAGGACAAGCGCGCCGCGGTGCCGATCGAAGGCGAATTCACCGAACTGCCGGCCGGCGAATGACCGACGACATCGAGGAAGGCCCCGACCCGAACGAGGTCAGGCGTCACGCCAAGCGCATGCTGACGGAAATGCAGTACCGGCAGCGATATCGCCGCATCGACTTTTACCGGCCGAACGCCAAGCAGCGCGAATGGCACAATCTCCTCGCGCCCGAGAAGATGCTGCGCGCCGGCAACCAGCTTGGCAAAACGCTCGCCGCGGGCGCGCAAATGACGATGGATGCGCTGTCGTGGTACCCGGATTGGTACACCGGCCGGCGGTTCGTCACGCCGCCGAAGATCGAGCGGCCGTTCGATTTTATCGGCTGGTACGGCTGCACGACATCGGGCATGACGCGCGATGGCGCGCAGACCAAGCTTCTCGGCGACATCCGTGAGCAGGGCGGCCTCGGCACGGGTTTGATCCCGCTCGACAACATCGTTGGCCGGCCGACCATGGCGCGCGGCATTTCGGATTTCGTCGATACGATCGCGCTGACCCGTGAGGTTGGCGGCAAGGCCATTCTGCGCGGAAAGACGTTCGAAATGGGCCGTGCCGCGTGGCAGGGCGAACCGGTTGACGTGATTTGGGGCGACGAAGATCCCGGCGATTTCGAAGTCTATGGCGAATGCCAGGCGCGCTTGACCACGACGAACGGGATCATCATCTGGTCGATGTCGCCAATGCTGGGCCTGTCGCCGGTGCGCAAGCACTTCAAGGAGCGCAAGCCCGGCACCGGCGAGGTGCTGATGACGATCGACGACGCCGCGGTATCAAAGGGGGGGCACATCCCCGACGCCGAAATTGCCATGATCGTGGCCCGATACGGCGACAAGGCAGCGACCCGCGCCTATGGCGGCGATATGCAGGGCGAGGGCTCGGTGTTCGAAACGCCGGTCGAGCAAATCAAGCACAGCGCGGACCCTACGACTTTCCCGCCTTATTGGCCGTGGATGTGGGGTTTCGACTTCCGACACAGCGGCTCGGGATCGAGCGGACATCCGTTCGCGGCCGTGCTGGTCTGCCGGGACATTGACAACGACGTGATCTACGTCGTGCACGCCGCGCGACTGATGGGCATGGCAGCCGGCCATGTGGCCGCGCTCAAGGAAAACCCGATGTGGGAAGCGCCCGTGGCGTGGCCGCACGATGGCGGGCGCAGCGCGGGCATCATCACGGGCGAGACGGTCGCGGCGACCTACAAGAAGCTCGGGCTCAACATGAGGCCGACGCACGCGACGTTTCCCGACGGCGGCTACAATTTCGAGGCCGGTATCACCGAAATGGACGAGCGTTTTGCCGCCGGCAAGCTCAAAATCGCGGCGCATCTGGCCGAAGCCTTTGACGAATATCAGGGCTACCACCGGGTCAACGGGCTGGTGCACAAGGTCGACGACGACATTCTGAGCGCCATCCGTGTCGCGTGCATGGATATCCGGTTCGCCAAGGCGCCGGAGAAATTCCGCGGCTATGCCGCCAAGCGCTCCGCGCAGCAACCCGTCGCCGCCGACGTGGACTTCGAGTTGTTCTGACAGTGCGTTGCTGCGGTTCTCGCGCCGCCGCACCTTCCGCGGCATGGCAAACCCCTATTCACCGTCGGTCCTTGACCTCGGCCTTGGTGGCGAGGGAGAGATGCTGCGCGAGCAGGTCGACGACGAAGAAACCCGGAAGAAGAAAAAACTGCTGCAACTCAACGGCGGCGAGGGCGGCCCGCAACAGGCGGTAAGCGCCTTGGGCCCGGCCGCAATGAGCCTGCTGGGTGCCTTCCGTGGTTGACCTTTCCGCCGCCAAACACGCGCAGGAATTGCGCGAAAGCTGGCAGGGCCGCGCGCTCGCCACGACTCGCAACAAGGCGCTCGGCATGGTCGTGCTGTCGGTACTGGCGCACAATTACGACGACGCCATGCACACGCTGCTGCTGGCTGTGTTCCCCGGCTTCAAGAGCATCAGCGCGCCGTTTCTTTCGACGGCCGGCCGCATTGCCAAGACCGGGCATGTCATGGCCGACGTGGTGCACCGGAACGGTGCCATCGAGAAAAACCGCGCGATCTTCCTCAACAGCGCCGACATGCAATCGCATTTCCGCCGGCTCGCCGACGAATTGAAACTGAGCGACGAGGACCGCCGCGAGATGTTCGGCGCCGTGCAGCGCTGGCTGGTCGCCGATTATCGCATCGATCCCTCGATGAACCCCTCCGACCCGGAGGCAAAACGCTATGCCATCAACTGAACTTGCCAAGATCGACGCCGCATCGGTCGGCATTCCGCGCGTGCCGTCGCAACGCGAGCAGGAGACCGTAAGAGATATTCTTCAAGAATTTAGCCAATTGACCGTTTTCAGGAACGGGTTCGCGAGTCAGTGGGAGGAAGTTGCCCAGCTCATTCGGCCGAATTCGCGCAACACATTTTTCTACGGCAACTACAACTGGCCGGGCCAAAAGAAAACGCATCAGCAAATCGATTCCAGCGGCATGATGGCGCTGCATCGGTTCGGCGCGATCTGCGACTCCATGATTACGCCGCGCAACATGGAGTGGCACCAGGTCCGCGCCGATGACGATTACGTCATGAAGGACCGCGCGACCCGGCTCTATTTCGAGCAGGTCACCGATCTGCTGTTTCGGCATCGCTATATGGCGACGGCGAACTTCACCGGCCAGAATCAAAACAACTGGCAGGAGCTTGGCGCGTTTGGCAACGCCGCGATGTTCATTGATCGGCTGGATGGCCGGCTGTTCGGCGGTGCGCGAGGTGCGCGCTACAAGTCGATCCCGCTTGGTGAATTGTTCTGGCGCGAAAACCATCAGGGCAGCATCGACGGCTTCGTTCGCTGGTTCCGGCTGACCGCCTATCAGGCGGTGCAGAAGTGGGGCATCGAGCGCTTGCCGGCAAACCTGCATTCCGCCTTGGCGCAGAACAGCCAGTGGACATACAATTTTCTGCATTGCGTTCGTCCGCGCGCCGACTATGACCCGGAGCGCTACGACGCCCGCGGCATGCCGTTTGGCTCGTATTACGTGTCGATCGAGGGTCAGTGCTTGATGGCGCCGGAGGGCGGCTATCGCTCGCTGCCGATCGCGCCAAGCCGCTACGACCAAGGCCCCGGCGAAGTTTACGGGCGCGGCCCGGCCATGATGGTGCTGCCCGCGCTCAAGACGCTCAACGCGCAAAAGGCGACATTTCTCAAGCAAGGCCACCGCGCCGCCGACCCTGTGCTGCTGACCGCGGACGACGGCATTACCGACATGTCGATGCGTCCCGGCGCGATGAACAAGGGCGGCGTCACATCGGACGGCAAGCTGCTTGTTCACACGCTGCCGACCGGCAACATCGCGACCAACGAAAAAATGATGGACATGGAGCGCGAGCTTATTCGTGACGCGTTCCTCGAAAGCCTGTTCCGGCTGATCCTCGATGAGAAGGTGCTGACCGCCACGCAGGTCACCGAGATCGTCAATCA